AAAGCTTCCGTTTGAGGCAGCTTTTGAGCTTGCAAAAGAGCATCCGCATATAGCGGCTGGCGTCGGAGTAGCTATTATTGGTATTGGAGCATATCTAGCAATCCGCGCACTCTTAAAGGATGACTCGGAGATCAAGAACTTTGACGCGGCGTTTAGAGCACAGCAGCAAGAGCAGGCCTTTTTATGTGATGCGGTTATGGGCACAGTAACTAAAGTGTATAACGACCGTAACGGCGACGTGTTTAAATCAAGCAAGAACTATATTGAGAACGTCAAATTGTTACAAGTGGTGTGCGATCAGTTCTTGTTGAGAAAACAGTACAATGCCGCTCAAGCAAATATCAATGCGTTTGGGATTATGGTAAATGATCTATCCCGTTCTGGCTTGGCCAACGGAGCAGATTACAATGAGCGAGCGAAAACTGTTGATGCAATGTATCGACAAATATCTCGCCAGTTAACTGAAATACGTATTGTTTTAGAAAAAGAAGTTGAAGTTCCAGCTCACAAGCAGGCACACAAAACAATTGTGGCAGCCCGATCACCTGCGCCGAACAACAGCTCATCTTACTGGAGCACGATTAAACAACTCCTTTCATACTCCATGATTGCTTTGAGTGCCTTTCGATTATATCAATGGTACCGGGGTAAATAACTATGACGGGGAGGGCAAAAATCCTCCCCGTTTCATGCAAAAAATTTCTGCTTGATATCACTATTGCGGAATTCTAGACTAGTGGCAGCTGTTCGCACAGAAAAGTCCCTATAATTCCTCTTATTCCGACTGTGCGACGGCAAAAGTTAACCAGTTCTGGATAAGGAGCAGTAGATGATTTTTCCCGAGTTAGGACCGCAATACTATACTGAACGTGACAGGGGAATGATTTCTCGGATGGAAGCTGCGTATGCTGAGAGCATCACCATCAACCAGTTCTTTTGGCAAGAAGCTGATACAGACACTCGATTCTTTTCCGGCGATCAAACGCTATGGACAGAGCTCTACGGAAATCTACCAGCGAATCGACGCCAACAGTTCAATTTTAATAGAATACGCCGCATCGTTAATATGATTAGCGGCCATCAACGACGCAATCGAAAATCAACCGTGGGCACGGGAATCGAAAACTTTGATAATGAGACCGCCGATCAGTTTACTAAGATCCTGATGTGGATTAATAATACTGAAGGGGTATACGAGACGATTTCAGAAAGCTTTCAGGGAGCACTTGTTACCGGTTTAAATCTTTTGCATGTATGGATGGATTACCGCAATGACCCGATATCTGGCAATATTAAAGTGGACAATTGTTCTTATAACAGCTTTCTTATTGATCCGTTTTTCCGTAAACATGATCTATCTGATTGCAATTATATCTGGAAACGCTCGTTCTTAACCAAGCGGGAAACTATTTCTTTACTGCCTGACCATGTTGATGAGATTCTCGGCCTACAGGGCAATGACACCGGAACCGGTCGAGACGGAAAGTTCCAATTTACTCCCGAATCATATGGTTATTCAGTAAAAAATCTTCTTACCTACGATGAATATTATTATCGCGATTACCGCAAACAAAAATTATTGGTAGATACGCAAACTGGTGAAACACTTGAGTGGAAAAATCAAGATGAAGAGAAGCTTAAAGATTTTCTTCGCACGTTCCCGCAAGTTACTCTTATTGAAACAGAAATACCAACTGTTCGGCTCGCACTCCTTGTTCAAGGAAAAGTTTTCTACGACGGACCACAACCAATGGGAATCGATGACTATCCGTTTGTTCCTGTTTTTGGGTATTATGAACCACAAATGCCATATTTTAATTACCGAATTCAGGGCGTGGTTCGTGGATTGCGCGATTCCCAATATCTATATAACCGTCGCAAAATAATAGAACTTCAAATTCTTGAATCACAAATTAACTCAGGCTGGGTCTATAAAGAAAACGCATTGGTGAATCCAAACGACGTGTTCTTATCGGGCCAAGGTCGCGGTCTTGCTTTAAAAGAAGAAGCGAGCATGGCTGACGTTCAAAAAATCGAAGCGCCGGGTGTTCCTGCTTCTATGATCGAGCTTTCTCGTCTTTTAGGCGAAGAGATTCAGCAGATTAGTGGCGTAAACGAAGAGCTGTTGGGATCGGCTGATGATGACAAAGCGGGCATACTTTCTATGCTGCGTCAAGGAGCTGGTCTTACTACATTGCAAGTCCTTTTTGATCAGCTTGATTTTAGCCAGAAGATGCTTGGAAAATTGATGATCGATCTTATTCAAGCAAACTTTACGCCGGGAAAAGTTAAGAAAATTCTTGAAGGTAAGGAACCAACTGCGCAGTTCCACAACAAGGCTTTCGGTCGCTACCATGCAGTAGTAGAAGAAGGTCTCAATACAACCACACAAAAACAGATGCAATTTGCGCAACTCCTTCAAATGCGTGAAGTTGGAATACCAGTTCCAACTGACGTGCTTCTTAATGCGTCTACCATGCAAAACAAAAAAGAACTTGTCGAAGCAATTCGTGCTGCTGAACAACAACAAGCGCAAATGCAACAAATGCAGGCGCAATCCTCGATGGAATTCCAGCAGGCGCAAACTGAACTTGCTCGAGCGCGCGCTGTATCTGATCAAGGACTTGGTCTTGAGCGCATCTCTCGCGTTGAAGAGAACGAAGCACTTGCAGTTGAAAGAAGAGCTGCGGCGGTTCGCGATGAAGATGCTGGGTTGCTTAACAAGATCAAAGCAATTAAAGAACTTGAAGATATGGATATTGCTCACCTTGAAAGATTGCTTGCTATATCGCAAGCGCTGAAACAGCAAGATGCGCAATCAGTAGCACAAAAAGAAGACCAGGCAGAAAAAAGCGCGACGCGAATGGTATCCGATAACTTGCAACAACAACAAATGATGGGAATGCGATGATTTTAGATAGTTTGATTAAAGACAGTCTCGTTGAAAAAGTTGAAAACATACTTGAAGAAGTTGAACACGAAGTTCAATTTCAAAACGTGAGCGGTAACAAGTGGAATATTGTAGTTTCATTTGATCTTGATAAAGCAAATTTGAATGAAGTTGAGAAGTTGTTGCTCAGCGGAATTTTAAAACATTTATAATCTCGGGGCTTCCAGAAAGGTTCTGGAATTCGATAGAGGTATAACCTTGTAGTTTAAAGACTACAGTTTCGAAAGGGCCGATTATGGCAAAGAGACACCACGAATCAAAAAGCGGCATGATGAACTTCCACCACCAAGGTGATGACGAGCGATATGCTGGTTATTCAGCGCGCAGAACTCAAGAGATGGAAGATGCGGGCATGATCCACGAAAACCGTAATGCTATTGCAAATCTTCCCCAAGAAGTTATGATCAAAGCATATCCTAAATCAGCACCTCATATGCCTGAAGGTCTTGACGACACAATCTCAGGTGTTGATCGCCAAATGGAATACGACAACTCTAAACGTCGTGAACATTTCTATCCTAAGAAAATTTAAAAAGACATCATTCTTTTCATGCCGGGGAAGTGTTGGACAAAGGACTGCCCCGGCTTTTTCTAGGAGCTGATATGAACGAAAAAAAAAGACGCGATCACGTGAAAGCCGAATATGTGGCGATGTACGATCAAGAGCGCTTAAAAGACGCTATAAGCTTTGAACGAGCTCGTAATCCACGCAGCATGTTTTACCAGGCAATCGATCCACGCAGGAAGCAAGAATATGCTGACGGCGGCATGGTGCGAGAATCAAACGAAATGGCCAATCTTCCCTCCAAAGCACAACATCATGAATTTCCAAAAGAAGGGTATTTCTCCAATCCTTTTGTTGAATCAGAAGTGTAGGAGCAATCATGCCAGTAATGATTCGACCTCGAAATAAAGCGAAAAAAATTGCGTATAAGATTATGGGTGTTCCCATAAACATGCAGGAAAAACCTACTCCGCGTGAGCGAGAAGTAGAGGCTCGGTTAACCTTTGATGACACCATTAAAGTTCGTTAGGAATTTCATGAAATGCTCTCGATGCAAAAAAGAAAAATGTTCTTGTAAAAAATCGTAGGAGACATTGTGAAGAAAAAAGTCTTTAAAAAAGATTCCGCTCTTTTTAAGA